TGATGTCTTTGAGGTTGGTGAGGGTGTTGGACATGGCGTGCTATCAGGCTTGGTGTTTGAGGATGAGGGCTTGTTGTTCAGGGGTGAGTTTCCGCCAGAAGACGGTCTGGGCGGTGGGGTCGGTGATGGCGGCGAACTGCGCGTGGAGGTCGGCGGCCTGGGTGGCATCACCTGCTGGAGTGACGCGGGCTGGCAGCGTGGTGCCGGTGGAGGCGACGACGCGGGCAACCTCGGTCTGGACGCGGGTGTCGAAGTCGGCTTGCGCTGCCTGAAGATCGGCGATGCGGGTTTGCAGGGCGGTGGATTCACCCCTGGCGGCATCGCGCTCGGCTTTGAGCGTGTCGATTTCGGCGGTGAGTAATTCCACTTCGCCGCGCAGCGAATCCTGACTGGTGGAGGCTTCGTTGAGAAGTTCGGCCTGGGCTTGGTAATCCCGCTGGATGGTATCGATCCGGGTGCGGGCTTCTGCGAGTTGGTCTTCGATGGTGGTGTCCATTGACCGTGCGCCCGTGTCAACCGAGGCGTGATAGACGCGCAGTCGGCGCATGGCTTCGGCACGATCCGGGACCATGCCCGCGAGGTTATAGCGTTGGGCCTGTTTGCCGCTGAAGGTCTGGCCTTCCATGGCCTCGGCCGGGATTGATCGCCCCTTGGCCAACACCGCCGCATGGAACTCCCCGGCGATTTCCGCGAGGTTGGAGTTGATGAGTTCCCGCTGGTCGTCGGTGAGCGGGGTGCCCGGTGCGCCCATCGCCTTGTATTTGCCGACCGAGAAGACCTCGACCTTGATGCCCGCCTTATCGAGGGCGGTGCTGTTGTCGATCACCGCTTGCACCACGCCGATGGATCCAACTTGGGCCGACGGGGTGGCGTAGATGGCGCTGGCTTGGCTCGCAACCCAGTAAGCGGCGGATGCCATCAGACCGGAGGAGAACGCATAGACAGGCTTTTGCTTGTTGAGCGAAGAGACGGCAGCGGCAAGTTCCGGAGTGCCGGCCACGGTGCCGCCTGGAGAGTCGATGTTGAGAAACACCGCCTTGATGTCGTCACGCGAACCGGCTTCACGGAGGGCCGCGCCGATGTCCTCGGAACTGGTGGCACCGAAAAACACGCGGGCGAACAGATCTGGCTTGCGGAGGATCGGACCTTCGATGGCGACCACACCGACGCCGTCCTCGATGGAGAGCAGGGAACTGGACGGCTGGTGCTGGGGAAGGGATCCACCGCGATCCACGAACGACCGCACGTCGGCGGCCATAGCACGCAGGGCATCGGGCTGGATCAACCACTCTTTATTTTGCAGGAGCACCGGATTCACGCCCGGTTGCCGGTGTCAACGCCGAGCCTGATGGCTTCCAGAGCATTTCGACCGGCACGCCGTATTTGAGGGCGGTTTCGAGGATGAGCTTCGCATCGCTGGCGCGGCGTTCGATCTCCTCGCCGAAGTCGGCACCGAGTTCCTGGAAGTGGTCAGATAGAGTTTTGAGGCCCATCTCCACGTCGGCGCGGTTCTGTTGGGCTTCACGTCCGGCGTCCACTGTCACACGCTTGGGCGGAACGGAACTGATCTTCCACCATCCTTCGATGGGCGGCAGAAGTCCGCGTGAAATCGCGTCGCCAATCACATAGGCCCATACCGGGCGGATCAATCGACGTTCGAGAATCATCTGGCGGAATGAGAACCGACGATCCGCCTTGGCCACGATCAAACGCACGCCCGCGCCGCCGATCTTGCTGGAATCTGCCGCGAACTCGAAAGGAATCATGCCGAGCGCTGAATCACGCCGCAGGTGTTCCAGGAAGCCAGTGAACGTGGGCGATGGGCGATTCGACTGGAAGCTGTCGAGGGATTCGTCGGGTTTGAGAGCGATCAATTTGCCGCCGACAATGCGTTGGAGCGAAACCGGATCGCTGGATTCAGCTCCGCCGGTCGCCCCACCGACCACGAAATCACCGTTGTCATCCAGTTCGCCGCGTGCTGTTTTGAGGATGCGCGACACGTCGGCATTGTCCTTCACCGCATGTTTTTCCAGTGCCAGCAACTCCATTTCGTCGAGGACGTGGTTGATGGAATGCTGAATCGTCGGATGCGAACGAACGCCGCCCGCCCATTCCGGTTCATGGATGTGAAGAATCGCCGGGGCCGGCAGATCACGCCCCTTGCCGTTGTCTTCCCGCACTCGATAGAAGATCGGTGCGCCCCAGGCATCGAGACCCACGCCGTCGATGGTGTCCTTCGAGCCGAACTCGTCACCGATGCGATGGGACTCGATCAACTGGATGCGTGGTTCACCCTCGGCATCGCGGGTTTTGTGAATGAAGTATTCGCCGTCGATGTCCATGCCGCGACAGACCAGCGCCTGGCATTCCTCGAACGAAAACCGGCGCGTCACCTCGCAGCGGGCGGACCACAGGGAAAAATACGCTTCGGCGGCACGGTTCCATTCCGGCTTGGATGATTGTGCCTGGACGCGGATGCCATCGCCGGTTGAATAGATCGCCATGTTGGCGACTAGTTCCCGCATGAATCCGCTGTTCTTGTGAAGGTAGCGCGACTTGCGAACCAACTCGGTGCGAACACCAGGCGTGAGTTCGTTGCGGGCATCAGTGGGCGAGGCTCCTGGCACGCTGCCACGGCGGGGCGACCAGTTGGCTGCCTCGAACGGAGATCCCCACGCCTTCGGCACGAGGACGGGCGGCAGCCAACGCATGGCGATTTGTTTGAGGCTGGTCATTTCGGGAGGTAGCCAGAGATGAAGGAGGCGACGGCGATGCGGGGTTTTCCGTAGGTGGCCGGATCGAGCACACGGAGCGCGTGGCCGCATTCCTCAAGCACCTGATCGACTGGCATTGTGAACTGCTTGGCGGTGGAAGTGTCCGCGTCGTTCCAGTTCATGATGGTCTTGCCTTCGAGAATGAGTTCCTTTGCCCGCCGCTGGATGGCGAGCACCTCTGAAACTGTGAATCCGGTGATAAAGAGTCCGCGGGCCATGAATGATTGCAGTTGTCAACGGGCCGTGGTATCAAATGTCTGGCCGCTCCCAGGGCCGGGTGAATATGTGTAACCCGAAACTGCGTAGGACCAATGGCGTCATGATCCGTCTTGGTTTCACCGGCTCACCTTCCGCTCCCTGTGGATTTATTGCCGGAGATTGATCTTTGTAATCGTTCTCACGCCCACCACTTGCCGTCTTTCACACGTTGGCGTGCTTCGGCCAGCGTGCATTCGGTTTTGATCTGAATATGCGGAATGTCTGGAAAGTTCTTCCAACGTCCGCCCCATTCGAGCCCGAAGGATTCGGCGATCCTACCGCAGCTTGCCATCAGCGGGCTTTCCCAGTGCGGTTGGCCCTTGCCATCGAATACGACAAAATCCCAGGCCACGCCGAAGTTGTGCCACGAGTATCCGGGCTGGGCATTGGTGACCTTCGGCCCCGGTGCCGTGCGCCCTTTCGCATACAACCTCGCCTGTTCCTGGTAGGTGCGGGTGCCGCAGATGATTTTCACGTTGATGCCTTTCCACAGGCACTTGGACAGCCACTCGCGGGCTTTGATTTGCGCGGCTGGAATTAGCGTGGCGATGTTCACCGCGGATCGATGGTCGATGTCCATGGCTTACTTCGAGGTGTGGGGTTCGACGATGATTTCAAAGCGGCCGTCCGGGTGGACCTTGATGACGCCGTCGCGGGTTGATAGGCGACCGGTGATCGGAGGAGTGACGCAGGACGGCAGCAGGAGCGACAGGGCGGCAAGGAGGATTTCTTTTCTCATGGCTCCTCTTCCGGGGTGTCAACTGGCGAGGATGCCGCCTCCCGACCCACGATCTTGAGCATGGTGGCGGCGGCGACCTGCATGGACTCGTTATCCATGTAATGGTTCGGCCGTGATCCGATTTGCTCCCACATCCACCGGCCGCCTTTTTTGATCCGGTGCTCGCTTTCCATTTGGGCGAGGTATTCGTCGTCGATGTCGTCGGGCACTTCCCAAACCGGGCCGTCGTCCGGGTTTTGATTTCGGCGCAGGCGGGCGAGAGTGTCCTTGATGTTGAGGTTGGACCAGTAGAACACCGAGCAGGTTTGTCCCCGGCCCAACACCACTTTGCGACGTGGCGAATAGAACCGTTCCACCGACTTCCGGCCCTTGACCTTGTGGGTGAAGGTCGGCCGTTTATCGCCCTTGAGGGCTGTCCATCCGTGGGCCGCGCATTCGCGATAGACGTCATAGGTAGCGTAACCGGCATCGACAAACACCAGATTCGGATGGATGCCAAAGCGTTCCTGGACGTTCTCCACGTCGTTGAAGCTCAGCACCCGCTCGTTCCAGATCAACCGACTGGATCCGTCCTCGGCCCATGCGCGGACAATGAGCCACAAGTGATCCATCTGGCAATCCACCGTCAGGATGCGCAGCGGACACGCGCACGGTTCGCCGGCCGGGACCAATCGCCCATGGGCATCCACGCCCGCCTCGCCGTCCCAGGTTTCGCCTTTGAGGTAGCCGCCCGGGACGATGTCCAGTTTGTAGTCTTCCAGATACTCGCGCCAGGCCAACGCCAGACGTTTCTGGTAGAACTGCTGGATCAAACTCACGTCGCCCTTGCGTGCGGCGGCCTTGGCGCGGAGGTAGAGTTCGGCCAGCCGGCCCCAGCTCATTGCGCACATGGCATTCCAGTGGAATCCGGTGTTTTCCTTGGGTGCGTTCGGGTTGGTGACGACGTAGCGGCCCGATAGATTCAGTTCGCGGCGGGTGCGGTCGCTGTCCTCGAAGTAGTGATTGCAGGACGCGCAACGCATCGAGGTGGTATCGCGGACTTTCTGGAAATCCCACTCGCCGGTTTCGTCGCGGGCGTCTTTGCTCCACTCGACTTGCTCCCATTTGAAGGGTTGGCGCTGGTGGCAATGCGGACACTCAAACGTCCACACCCGCATGTCGGTTGCTTCATGTTTGCGGTGGGTGTCGTCGTCATCCTCGCCGCCCTGGCTCATGAACAGGCATTTGCCCAACCAACCGAACGCTGTGACACGGGCTTCGGCTTCGGCCATGTGACCGGTCGGCCAACGCCATGTTTCATCGCCGATCAACCAGCGAATGGAACGACGCTGAAGATTGGTTTTGTTGTGCGCCCCCAGCACCCAAAGCGTCATGCCATTGGCGAAGTGAACGGTGGCGACGCGCTTCTTGTGCCGGTTCGCGGGATAGAAGGCGCGGACGGGCTGACATTCGTCGAACAGCTTTTGCAAGCGGCTCTCACTCTGGTCTTTGGCGTCGTCATCTGTCTGGTCGAGCCACAGGGTCGGGCCGGGGTGGTTGGCGATGATGTGGGCGAGGCCGAGTTCCCCGACGCTGGTTTTGCCGCTCTGGATCGCGGCGATGATGCTCACGATCCGGATTCTGGGATCGACCAAAGCTTCCATCGGTTCACGCATCCAAGGTGAATTGGCCGAACGAAAGCGACCTGGGATGGGAGAGTATGGAATCGAGGTGATGTGTTCCTCGCACCATGCCCACGGGGGACGACGATCCGGTGGACGCCAGGCATTCCGCCAGATGCGTTCGAGTTTCCTGCGTGCGGGTTCGACGGTTTTCATTCGCCCTGATGGAGTATCGTCAACACCTCGTCAATGGCGCGGCGGGCTTCCTCCTGAATGCCGGTGGCGTCGAGTCCTGATAGAATTGGCGGCAACTCCTGTTCAAATTTCTTGCGAAGCATCGATGTTGCCTGCGCCACGAACTCGGTCCATGCCTGCCGGACTTCCTCGACGGCCACATAGTCACCGCGTCGGATGCCAAGCCGTAGTTCCCGTTCCTCGACTTCCGCTAACAGCTTGCGGGCCTTGAGCGACGATTCGATGTCGCCGGGTTCTGCCACCTCGCTGCCCTTGAGATCGTTTCGGCGCATGAATTCCCGCCAGGCGGCCACGTCATGCAGTCCATTGGCGGCGGGTTTTGGCGCGTCCTTGCGCTTTTTCCAGGTGTTGAGCGTCTGGCGGCTGGCTCCCAGGATGGCTGCGAGTTCGACGTAGGATGCCGCGGTTGCCGGGGCTGCTCCACTTCCCGTGGCCAATGTCTGCAACATGGCCCGCTCGGCACGGGTCAACTTGCCGCCCTTCTGCACGCGACCCACGAGGTTTGCGAAGTCGCGGGAAAGCAGCTTTTTGGCGATGTCGGGGGATACGGCGTCCATCTGCCGCTTGCGGCGGCGTCAACCGGTCATTTGTGATCGAACAGATCAGGCGTTCCCTCGGTCAGTTTCGTTTGAATCAGCTTTTGCAGATCAGATTTGAGGACACCATACTTCGAGAGGAGCTTGGCCGCTTCCCGCAAATCATCATCCAACTCGCCGGTCATTTTGCCAAGGCCAGACGCTTCGATGTCTTCTTGCGATTCGTTCAACAGTGCCGCCACAGCATTAGGGCCTGCGAGGTTCACCGGTAGATCCAGGATTTTTGACCATTGAGGCTGCGAGATGCACTTGAGGGCAAGTTTGTTGATGAAGAGGTGGCCGTTTGCGAGCTTCATCACAATCGTATGTGTGGAGGGAAGCACTGTTGCGAGGTTCAGAATCGATCTGCCCGAAACACGAACCTGGCAGTTGGATGTTCCCTTCGCAGCAACCGCGATGGAACCTCCGCCCACTTCGATGTGGATGTTCGCGCCATCGAACGACAAGACCGCCTCCTCGCCTTTTCGTCTGGAGACCGTCTTGGCAAGCAATTTGAGACCCTTTTCGAGTGTGCCTCGTTGGATTTCGAGATGCAGTTGGTCGTCGTTCATCGCATCACATTTTGATCGGTGTCCCGATAAACGTGAGTATCGTCTGATGTTGTGTCAAGGTTGACGGGTTGGCATTGGCCATGAGCATTCCCGTGCATTGCGCCCACACCCGCCTCGTTGATCCGAACACGCTGAAACCCAACCCGGTCAACCCGAACCGGCACAGCGCTCACCAGATTCAGCTTCTCGCCTCGATCATCCAGGAGCAGGGTTGGCGCAATCCGGTCACCGTCTCGAAACGCTCGGGGCTGATCGTCCGCGGTCACGGCCGCCTGGAAGCCGCGCTCTTGATCGGCTGCGAAACGATCCCCGTGGATGAACAGGACTATGCCAGCGAAGCGGAGGAACTCGCCGACTTGCTTGCGGACAACCGTCTATCTGAACTCGCCGAACTCGATGAAGACGACCTGCGGAGGGTGCTCAAATCCATCGTCGACGCCGATCCCGACTTCGACATCGAACTGACCGGCTTCATGGAGGACGAGATCCGCAAGCTGATGGACGACGAGGCCAATCCGGAGGACGAACTCGAAACGATCCCCCGGATGGAATGTCAGGCATTCGAGACCCACGACTACCTCGTGTTCATGTTCCACGACCTGCGCGACTGGATGCAGGTGCTTCAACTCATGGGGGTGCGCGAGGTTGACTACTCGATCACCCGCAGAACCAAAAAAATCGGCATTGGCCGTGTGCTCCATGGAAAACGACTCATTGAACTCTGCCGCCGCGCCAGCATGGCCGGAATTCCGCCCCTTGAAACTCCGCCTGGTGATCCTGTCGCGGAGTCGAAGCCGCTCGATCACCAGTCACAAGCTGTTCCCGACGGCGACGCTGCTCGTTCCCGCAAGCGAGGCTGAGCATTACCGCCACACCGGGCTGGAAATCGAAACCATCCCTGACGAGATCGCCGGCATCAGCGCCGTGCGGAACTGGGTGCTCAAGCACTTCACCGATGACGCCATCGTGATGCTCGACGACGATATTTCCGCGTGCGTTTGCATGGTGAGCCTTCGTTGCCGGAAACTCTCCGTGGCCGAAACCATTGCAATGCTCGAAAACTCGGCGTGGTGTGCACGTGGAGCAGGGGCTCGGTTGTTCGGCTGGCACCAGCGGAGCGATCCGCGGCTTCTGCAACGCAACGATCCGTTCGGTGTGAACCACTGGGTCGGCGGTGCGGTCGGCGTGGTGCGCGATGAAA